AGGGATCCACCCTTAACACACCCATCTGAGCGCCTCTACGGTGACCTGCGGAAGCAATCGTATGACACACACTATCAAAGATCTTCATAAAGCTTAGAGGGCCACTAGAACGGCTGTCTAGGCTCTTAATTAACGCCCCATGAGGACGTAGTGTAGAGAAATCATAACCTATCCCACCGCCAAGCTGCATAGTCTTAGCAGCGTCTTTAGCAGCATCCATAATACCGTCCATGCTGTCATCAATTGTACCGCTTACAAAACAGTTGTACGGCGTCACAACACGGGGAGCGCCCATAGCTGATTGCACTCTACCCGCTGGTAAAAACCGCTGGTTATATAAAATGGTGCGAAACTGATTAAAGTGTGTTTCGTCATCTTTAAGTGCTTCTGCAACACGGGTCATGGCCTCTTGGAAGGTTTCCCCTTCGCTACGATACTTTTCTGCGTGGATATGCTCACTGATAGTAAGTGTAGGCCCGTATGAATTCTTTAGCATTTACTGCTCCCTTTTCGATAGTTTTTTTGGTTTTAAATATGAGGAACAGCCTTTGGACTGATCCGCTGTTAAGATGGGTAAACCCGCATCTTTGGCGTCTTTCAGGACACCTTGATCGTAATAGAGGTGACAGATCATGTTTATGCAGTCGCACTCACAGAATGTCTGATCCCTATAAGACTTCACCTGTGATCACCGCTTCCAGAGATAACCCCACGGGCCATTCGGCTGTTGAGTTTATCCAGATTGTGCTGGGCGATGGTTTCCATGCCGATATCTAAATCGGTGCAGAGCGCAGCAATGTACCAAAGTACATCACCGACTTCTTCGGCAATTTTCTCCCGCTCGACAGGATCGAAATTTCCGTTTCTATCACGCAGGACTTTTTTAATTTTACCCGCAACTTCGCCCGCTTCGCTCAACATCCCCAATGCAGGATAAATGATGATATCCGCATCGTTGTATATTGCGGTTTTAGAGGCCTGTGTTTGATAATCTTGCATGTTCATAGATGCTCTCCCCGCTTATGCATTTCGATTAAATCTTCGATGAAAAATTTCATCTTGTTCAGGTCATAGAGCGTGTCTGTGCCCTGCTTTTCGCCTAGCCTGTAGCAAGCCTTAAAGATGTCACCACGGCTCTTAGACATGCCCTTTGCGCTAATCAGATGTCGCAGTTCTTTGGCGTGTTCAGGAAGGGTATAGTAGCTTGTGGAAAGACCGTCTGACGCCACCTTGTTGCGGTCATGCGTGTCTCTGTAAGTGGCCCTGCGTTCCTTTAAATCATACCAATTATCATCCATCAGTTTGGCCTTTGCTTGCCGTTGATAGGGATTATTTTGGCGTCTTGAAGCTTCTCTACCAGTTCTTCGTCAGGCTCAAATTCTACCTCTGAATCCTCGTAGTGATCCAACAACGCTAAAATGTTACCAATAGAGGCTATCTGCTCACCGCCCGTTTGAATATTAAAGGGTAAGCCTTTAAGGAGCAGTGCTAAGAATCTGTTATATTCTTCTGGCAATTCGTCCGTAAGATTAGAAAACGAGTCAACGATGGGCGCACCATCCTCATCATCCAAAGAAACCACCACACATATCGTGTTTTTAGGCAGGTATTTTGAAATCATTTTTTATTCCTTTTCGCCAATTTGAAAAAGTGATCTGCATCCACAACCGCCAACGGCTTCTTCTGATCAGCCTTAATTATTGCTAGTGGAGTAGCGCCCTTTGGGCAGTTGCTGATGGCCTGTTCCATCACTTTATAAATCGCATTACTTTTATTGTTTTTGCATTCCACTGAGTACGGAAAGCAGCGTCTTGCGGCGGGTGAGAACAACAGGTCTTCTCCAGAGGCCCCCATGCTTGTAGAGCGGATGTCTCCGTCTTCTAACTTAGGGAAAGTGGAGTAGAGCCTGTCTCTCACCCATTGCTGCAGGCGGCGACCTTTTGCTTTCGCAGACTGCGGGGTTATTGCCATTCAGAGTTCCGTGCCCTTGTATTGGACATACCAATTCTTTTTAGGCTGTTTTGCCCAAGAGTTTGGTTGCGGAAGTAACTGTGCTTTAGGCCAGCATGACTGTTTAAAATCACACCAACTACAGGACATAGGAAGCTTTTTAGAGCCTGTGTATTTCTTATTAAAGAAATCATCGACAGGCTCAAAACACCTATCAAACGACCAATCTTCTTTAAGAGCAGTGGCCTTCATCTGCATTTCCTGCAGGACTGTATCCTTCTCATCTTTAGAGAAGTCGGCATCCATCACCAGAACCTGCCCAGTGCTTTTGCATACTACAATCCAGCCGCCAGCCTTCTTGCTTTTGGCTTCTGAATACCCAACTAACTGACCAACGTAACCAAAGTCATCGTTAGCTTTTAAAGCAGGTAACCCCATCTTCCACTTGCGCTCAAAGGCAAAGGGAGAACATGTTTTGATGTCATAGACTTTATTGTCTATTTCAACATCATCTTCGCCTTTAACGGTTGTACCTTCTAACTCTAAGGCAACCTTATCTTTACTGCCCGTGATATTGGCTTTAGCGATTTTAAGGATCACATCCATTATACATTCAACAGCATCACCGTGCAGCATCCGCATAATGAAGTTGTAGTCTTTGCGTTCCTTCTTAGCGCCGCTTTTAGCCATCTGTAGCTGGCACAAGGGTTTACCAATGTTGGACATGCGAAGACGAAAGTCTTCATCCTCACGCTTGGCAAACTGTCGGCGCAAGGCATCTTTGAATGCCTCACCCGCATCTTCGATCCAGCTATCATCAATATCAAGCGTATCGCCTTCATTGTTAGATAGCTGGTCTAAGACCTTGTGTATGTCAGCCTGCAGGCTCATGCTACATCTTCAAAGTCATCGTCAAGGCTTTCGCCCAAAGCTTTAATGGCCTTGGTGTCGATGCTGCCCTGCTCCCAATTAGCAAAATGTTTTTTATCGATGTCTTTATTTTCGTCACGAATGGTTTGCGCAAAAACCTTCATTGTTTCAAACGCATCACGATCAAGGGCAAGCTTGTTGTTAAGAAGCGGCTTCCAGTGGATCTTAAAGAATACGGTTTCACCAACCTTCATCCGTTCAGTAGACATTTCAGATTGGTAGTCGTGAAGATTTGCGTGTTTGGGCAAAAGCTTCATATATTCATTAAAAAACCCGCCGTAATTCGTACTGCCTTTACCAAAGTAAATGGCTGGTTGGTTTTCAATCTTAACAGGCGAACCGTCTAGTGTGTGACCGTCCATTGTGACCAAGCCACGAACCACACGCCGTTGGCAGTCTTTATATTTCTGCCGTAATTCTTTATCTTCCGCACGAACTTCCCATTCAGGCATTCCACACGCTATACCGCCTGCCGTATCACGGGCTTCATCCCGCAAATTATTACAGACCAGTGATTTGGTAAGCTTATCGTCTTCCCACAAATAATACTGAATGTGGGCCATCAGAGGCCTAAATAAAGGCTTCTTTGCGTAGACAATCCCTTCGGGCATATGAAGCCGAAACTCACCACGGGGCATTACGTTTCCATCATCATCATCTGGTGAATGCTGGTGATCAAATTTTGGCACACGAACTAGCCCATCACTAGAACCCCCGACACTTGCGGAGCCTAAAATATCGGAGAATTGCTCTAACTCAATGCTATCAACTGTTGTTATATCGTTCATCTAAGAACCTTTCTTTATTGGAAGTTATATTGTGGCACAACTAAGTGGCACAAGTCAATCATATTCGACTTGATCTAGCCAGTTTTTGCCGCCTGATATTTCGATTTCTAAGGGCAGAGCGAAGGTGTAATTCCAACGCTGTTCAGCCTCTTTGGTTACGTCCACCATAGCCCATGTCAGGGCTTCTTTGACTTTCTCAAGTTCGCCCGGATAGACATCTGAGACAATTGAATCATGCACAGTGAGTATCAGTTTAGAACGCAGATTGAGTGCTCTGAACTTACGAAGCGCACGAACACAGGACAGTAGCATCAAATCTGCGGCAGAGGACTGCACAGGGTAATTTACGATCTGCGTGTAGTGGCTTGTACGGCCCCCACGCTTACGAACTACGTTAGGCCAAAAGAACTGTCTGCCTGATGGGATCTGCACAATACCATTCTTAAGAACCCCGTCTGCAAGCCTACGGTGATACGCACCAAGACCTTCATAAATCTCAAAAAAAGTTGAAAAATATGATCTGACGTGATCTGCCTCTCCAGCCCCCAATCCCCCATAAATTGGCGCAAAACTGAATTTCTTCGACGCTTGGCGGCGGTCTTTTGTCACTTCATCTTCACTACATTGGTAGATGATAGATGCAGTCTGTTTGTGCAGATCTTTACCTGTCTGAACATCAGATATGATCTGGGGGTCACGGGATAATTCCCCAGCCAAAACGAATTCAACAGAACTGAAATCACTTTCAACTATGATTCCGTTTTCAAATCTACTAACGACAGCCTTACGCACAGGAAACCCACGCTTTGGGGCATTCTGCATATTTGGCGAAGTACTAGATAGTCGGCCTGTTGCAGTGACGTGCTGGGTAAAGTTGGTATGCAGAATTCCATCTGCCCGTGTCCAATTTTCAAAGCCCTTAACGAAAGAATCCAAATACACACTGACTGCGTTTAGCCTGCTACTCTTAGTAAGAAACTCAACGGCGGTATCATTGCCCTTGGCCTCTGCCTGAGAGATTAGACGCTGGATGGTAACCTTGTCAGTCTTGAACCCATTGATTGAAGCATCTGAAGGCATGGTAGGGTTAAGACGTAAGCCTGCTACTTTACCATTGGGCTGATAGAATGCCCCTACACCTGCACAGGAAGGGCATTTAGACAGATTCTTATAAGGCTCACCTTGAACACGATACTTCTTACCGTTCTTTTGGCGGGTCTTCTGTTTATACTTCTGTATATACGCCCTACCATCACAGGCATCACAACAAACAGCATTTGTCTTATGTACAACCCGTGTAGTAGCCCTTACCGCTGCGTTAAACTGTGATCTGTTCATTCTGGGGGGGAACAGGGGCTTATTGTTGCTGTCTGTACCGATATTCCAGACCTGTTGATGATCATCACGATCAATAACCTCACGGCTATAAACAACCCGTGTCATATCCTGACCGCTGTTGAGATTTATGACGGTATCACCCATCACTTGCTCAACAATTTCGTCTAAACGCTTTGTTAATTCAGTTTGCTCTGCAAGAAACTCTTCTTTGATCCCTGCAAGTACATCCAGATCCACTTTGATGCCGTTACCTTCTATCTCCACAAGAAACAGAAGCATTTCGTTTGAAAGTTTAATCGTTTCACTTAACGATTTGTTGCTTTCATGGGCTAGGTCATTCTGTTGGGCCAGATATATCTCAGCACAGGAGATAACATCAGCTTCTGCATATTCCAGAACAGTATCCAAGGGCATTGCCTCAAATCCCGTACCGCTCTTAAACAGTTCATCTACCAGATCGGATTTCTTGCGGGTTACATCCCTGCGTTCCGCTGTAGCTTTCAGCGACAATTCCTGTCTCTGGCCCTTTGCCAGTATATATTCGCAAAGCATCGTGCAGAATACATTTTCTGGTATGTCGAAGCCCATAGCAATGAGCCATGCAACATCAAACTTGGCGTTGTGTGCTACTAGCACGTCAGCCTGTTGTAACGAATGTTCTAACGCTTTTCGGCTATCAGGAGTTTCTTTTTCATTATGATGGAAGACAAGGTTAGTCACCTCATCTACCGTATCCCACCCAAGAAAACCAAAGTGCGCTGAGACACACTTATTCTGTGGATTGAAAGGGCTGTTATCAATCTTGCCCTCGATTTTCTTAACGGTGGTTTCTAAGTCGAGTACAAGTACTCTCATACTTTAAAGCCTGCCAGCTTTGCGGCAATCTTGGTTTGGTTGAGAATAAAAGCTTGGATCAAATCAAACTGTTCATCCAACAGATCCTTAACTTCAGGGGATGGGGTTTTCTTGTACTCTGCTTTATTCTTCTCAAGCATTTCATAGAATTCTTTTAAATCATCCTCACTCAGCATAGCGGCTCACCTCTGGTAGAATTACGCATTGAACGCAGCCGTGATATCCGCTGAGTTTGTTCTTGCTGATGTTTAGAAAACGATCATGGTTAGGTGAGTTATCGTCACCATCCCCGTTATGCTTACCAATACCTATGATAAGATCTGCCTCTGCAGCCTTGCCTGTCTTACTGCCTTCAAGCATAGAGAAGTCGATACGGGTACGGCCTTCTGCATCTGCAGACGCTTGGCTTACACCTAGCAGGGCAGCATCGTGTCGCTTGGCTAGTTCCCGTAGTGATCGATAGAGTTCACGAATACGCTCATGGCTGGCGTTGTAGTTGCCAGCAATATTAATTTTATCCGCTTGGTCTACGATAATGATATCAGGCTTAATCTTTTCGCAGTATGAGTTGATCGTATCCAGATCCCATTCCTGTACGTCTTTCATTATCAGGCGGTCTTTGATCGACAGGTATTTACTCACAGCCAGATCAGGATTGTCGGATATCTGCTCACGGGTCATACCTGAACAGGCTTGTATCGCCCGCAGTTTAGTACGGGTGGTTTTCTCTTCGTTACCTAGGTAAAGGACAGTTGCGCCTTGTTGGCAAAAGCCGCCAGGGCCTGCAACTATGCTGATAACAAAAGCTGACTTACCTGTTTCAGGACGGGCAAAGACTATCCCGAATTCTGATGGCCCTATACCATAAACATTACGGGCAAGCGTTTCGATATTAAACTTCCAGCGGTTTTCATCTGAGGTTTCCGCTAATAGTTCATAGATATCATCAGTAGTTGGCTCACCAAAGTTGTCAGGCATATAGCTGTCTTTGGTGCGCTCAAGTAATGACTGCAGGCGTGTCATAGCTGAGAGGTCACCCTCAGACATATTCAGGCCAAGATTGGCAATATCTCTGCCGATCTCCCGCCGCCATAGGTTCTCAATGATGTCTGTAGCTATGTCAGGGGTGATAGGATCTGCATACTTGAGTTCATCAATCGTATCACGAAAGTCACCAATCTCTGCAGTGGTAGCGACAGGGTTTTCAGATAACCAGATTCCGTAAAGATCATCTGGAGTTATATCTGTGTCATACTTACTGTGGGTTTCGCCTAGAAGATTGTATATGCTTCCCGTTTCATCTGAAAATATTGATCTTCTAAGCCGAGGCTTTGTGTTATTGTAACAGTCTTTTGTTAATAATGTTTTGAGTAATTGTATTTCCATTCTGCTCTCCCTTGCTCTGTGGCATAGTTAGGGGCAGAGATATAGCAGGATTTGGACATAAAAAAAGCCCCAATCTTTCGATCAGGGCATCTTTCTGTTAAAACTGTTCTAAAACAGGATGTTAGCTGTTCCTAAACTTCATGGACTTGATGTCAGGGGTTTGATCACCTCTGCGCTCTTTCATATCCACTTGATGAAATACAACACGCTTGTTGCCTTTCACGATAGAAGCAATAGCTTCCTCTAGCTTCTTTTGCTCCTCTGCAGCTTCTAAGAAACCACCTTCAATCTGGTAGTCTATAACTACAATTCCTCTAGCTTTCATTATATACCATTCCTTTAGTTTAACGTCGGTACTGGTGAACTTCGACGAATACTTGTTT